GTCCTGTCCTGGGTACTTGCCAGCTGCACCTCCCATGCGTTCCTCACGAGCTTCCTGTTCACCCTCTTCAGTTGTCCGGAAGAATTCAAACCGGAATCCCTCCAGGTCATATCCATGCTGGATCAGGTAAGGGAATAGCACATCATTAACGATGAAGGTGAGCTTCCTCATGTCAGATTCAATCATAGAATCCAATTGCCGCTCATGCACTTCTGCTTGTGCTCGGTTGGCTCCAGAGTCCGTGGTCATGGTCTGACCAAGGATGAGCTTAGATATCTCATCATCCATTCTCTTTGCCAGGCCATCAAATATTTGCCAGGTGAATGCCTGGCTTGATTCAATGATCTGCACTTCATCCTGATCATCCAGGATGACATATCCATTCGCTCCAAAGTTTGCTGCCATGTCTTCAATGGCATCCAGCTCAGCGTCACTTGTCCGTGGTGTCTTGATTCCCAGCAGTGGCTGGCCATACCGTTCTGATCTTCTGGCCCAGTCAGTCACGCTATACTTCTTCATGATGACCAGCCTGGTTGCTTTTCTGAGCAATCCCAGATCATACTTATCTCCTACTTCTATCAAGAACTGATTCCAGGGGCGCTCTCTGTAGGGAATACCTGTATCAGTGAATAAGTCCATGAAGATCTCACCAGACTCTGGCTTGACATGCTCACGCCAGATCAAAAATGTATCCTTGACGGTATCAGTCTTTTTGTCCCTGGCAAACTCCACCAGGGAGTGACCCCAAAAGATACTGTGATGTGCATAGGTGAGGAAGTCAAAAAACCAACTCTTGTAGATCAGCTTCCGGTGATCATCACTGAATCGTTCTCCTACCTTATTGTCTTCATCGATAATCACAAACGGCTCTGCCAATACTTTGCTGGTTCTGGTTTCCACCACAGAGGATAGGTGTCCGTCCTGGAGAGCTTCATGATACATGGCATAGAGCCTGCGTCTGTCTGGGTTCAATGGATTCTCAGCAGCCTTAATGGCTACATCAAGATTCTCCATCTCCATAGAGGTGTGATATCGGTAATGGCGTTTGAGACCTCTGGCTGCTTTAAAGTCTCGCTCATTCTTTGTGAGTTGGATCTGTGAAGTTCCAGACTGGTTAAGCCTGGTGGAGATGAAATCTCTTGCTTTGGATAAGAAGCTCATGTGAGTAGGTGTATTTTCGTTGCCGTTAAACGGCCATTAAACGGTGTAGAATCGACGATCATCCTATTCGGGACTCCTAGTAAGTCCTTTGGGTACTGCTTCCCCACCGGAAGCGTGTCTCAGGCTTGCTCTCATCATCCACGATTCGTGGCAGATCAGCTGCGATCTTCCCATCGTTGATTCGCTCCAAATAGGAGAGTGTCTCATCGTAGTTCTTCTGGATGAGATCCGGGATCATACGTTTGGGTAGTCGCTGGTGCAGAATGAAGAGTACGACATTGATCACACACCGCACCAGGTAAGCGTGTCGGTCTGTGCCAGTGGCTGAGAAGATGGCATCAGTGTCATAGAGTTCGAAGAGATAGTCCTTCACCTGGGAGATCGCAGAAAGCTCTGCATCCTCTCGGGTTGGGATGTCATCTTCAATCATGGCCAGGAGATTTCTGTCCTGGATATGCTTGGTATAGTCATCAGTGGTAATGAATGGCATGGCTAGGCTCTTCGGTTAGGGTTTTGTTTATACTTTCCGGTGCGTGGTCTGGAGTTGGAGGATCTGGTCTTCTTGTTCAGAAGGTAGATCCCACCTTCCAGGGCATCGGGACCATCATCATGATCGTTGGGGAATGCCAGTAGCTGAGATTTGAGCCTCTGCATATCGCTGTCCTTTCTGAGCTTCTCATTGAACAGGATAAGTCCCTGTGCAAATAGCGGCTCTAAGTCTGCTATTCTATCGGTCTTGTCTGGCTTCTTCCGATTATCTGGCCTAATCCGTAGCATGACTCCAGTATTCTCAGCGTACTTTCGGTAATGCTCCATGTGCTGATCCTGCATCAGTCCAGTCTCTATGAAGTGAGGACAGGTTAAATTCTCTACCATTTCCCCTACCTGATAGTGAGCGCCTACCATGTTGCTTGGATTAGTTTGCCTGATCCAAGCCCATAGTACATGATAGCGTGGACCAGTCTTACCGATCAATAGAATTGCTTTGAAATCACTGGTCTTCGTTCCCTTCCAGGATGGATCATTATATGTGATTAGGTGGTCATACCTCTTTAGAGGAAGAGGCTTCACCCATTTGATCATATCGGGTTTGAAGATGTGGCCGATCTCCTGGTGCTCGTGGAAGTATTGCCTCATGGCGTTCCGATATCCTACCTGGCTGAATCGCTTGGTGAGCATATCCAGTGTGTAGCGTTCTTTCCATGCAGGTACTCCACCAGCATCTGGCATGAGCTTCTTATGGGTTCGGGGATCTTCGGTAGCAAATACCTTGATATGGACTGTCCCTTCTCGGAATGGATCACCTTCCTTTACATCTCCGACCATGTGAGCGGTGAGTCCCTGCTTGTGGACACGGTTGTTGGCATAGACCTTTCTCGCTCCCTTGATAGAGAGACAGCCAAAGAACTCTCCCAGGCACCAGTCCACATCTTCTTCTACCCGCTGCTGGTTCTTGCCTTTGCGCTTGTCATCAGCATCATCAATGACTCCATAGTTCGGGCGCTTCTCAGCTTCACGTACACCAGCAGGATTCTGGCCAAGGCCAAAACCCCAAAAGCCAACTCCTCCAGTCGTGGTGAAGTGACCATCAGCCCATTGTCCGGAGGGCTTCTGATCTCCAAAGTCAGCGATGAAGCGTTGATTGCTCTCCAGCTCAGCTTGGATATCCTTGAGCAGACCAGCTGCCTTTGGTTGAGTGGCACTGGCCAGGATCATCCCGGTTAGTTCATCTTTAGCCAGGAGCCATAGTGGGATCATTACATCAAAGAAGACAGACTTGGCATGTTCCCTCGCCCATTCAGCAATCAGGAAGATGTTCTCATCCTTCTGGATCTCGCGTAAAGCTTTGCGGTGAAACCATCCAAACTCACTATCGAGGTAGTGAGGGAAGTAATACTTAATGAACTTCTGAGGGCTGGATAATAGGCGTTTAATACGCCTGGCTCTCTGAGCTGCTGACTCATTGAGATCTGGAGCGGTTGAGCTTTTGATTCGCTTCTTGAGATCCAGGTAGGCTTGCCACTCACGTTTACTTACTGGCTGGTTCTGACTGATCATAGGTTCTGTCTTTTCTCGTTGAGGAACTGATCAGTAATCCCCGTCTCGATGAGCTGCTTCGCAAGGTCCAGATCTACAGACTGAGCGTAAGCAAGAAACTCACGGATGGTACTTACATAATGCGCCCATGATTTCTCCTTTCCTTTGATAGAGGCAAACAGCTTAGTCAGTGCATCGATGTCTCCACGCTCAATTAGCTTGAGGTCTCCATCTTTCTCCATCTCTTCCATCCTGGAATCCAGCACACTAAGATTCCAGTTCACCAGCTTCCATACTTTCTCAACAGCAGTCTCCTGATAGAGTGCTCGATTGGAACGGCTTTTTTCCCAGCCTTCGGTTTTCTTCCATCGGCTGACAGTATTTTCAGATACGCCAAGGACTTGCGCAATCTCTCCCTGAGAGACTCCGTCAAGAAACATAATCTTAGCTGCGTCACGCTTTGTCATAGTGCAAGAAAAGCAGCAACCGATAGGATTCATGGTGATGATTCTGCGTTCACGTGAGTAGCTCCGTGAATACCGGGAGCTTCTCCGTGATTCGCGATCTGTCGTTTGTTGGACATTCGAAAAGCCTCCTTTTTGCACTCTCTAATCAGTCACATCACGTGCAGACATGGCGACATTCATCCTGAGCGACAACAGTATCAATAGCTACGGCGGTAGAGTTCTTACCAAAGGGCTCCAGCTTGATCGGTTTCGTAAAAACCCGGTCATCTTATTCAATCATGACCGCTGGTACATGCCTATTGGACGCTGGGAAAATATCCGCATCGAGGGAGATCAGCTACTGGCCGATGCCTCTTTCGACATGGATGATGAGTTAGGAAAGACTGTAGCTGGCAAGGTAGAAAAGGGAGTCCTCAGCGCTGCTTCAATTGGAGTAGATATCCTGGAGTCAAGTACAGAACCAGAGTTCCTGGTAGCTGGCCAGACAAGAGGAACTGTTACCAAGGGGGAGATCTACGAGGCTTCTATTGTGGACATCCCTGGAAATAAGAATGCTGTAAAGCTCCGATCTGCTAATGCTGGCTTGACACTATCTGCTGATGCTGATGCGACTATCATTAATCAACTTCTTCCATCAATTAACTGCGACATGGAAAAAATCGCGCTGACACTTGGCCTACCAAAAGAGGCCACAGAGGACCAGATTGTACTAGCTATCGAATCTCTGGATTCTCAGGCTAAGCAGGCTGTTCCTGCACTGATGGCTCTTGGACTTGCCAAGGGCGTGATTACTGAGAAGACTCAGGAAAAGTATGAGAAGCTGGCTAAGGCTGACTTTGATTCTACCCTGGAGCTGATTCAGGAAACGGAGGTAGCTGCACCAGCATCCACCACTGATGATACTAAGGAGACTGCTCCAGAAAAAGAGGCAACTATCAAGGATCTGATTCTTGCCTTGAAGAAAGAGGGTGATGATTCATCTGAGGATGATCGCACTAAGTGGACACTCAATGACTGGAGAAAGAACGATCCAAAAGGATTGGAGAAGCTTCAGCTCGAATCTCCTGAGAAGTTTGAGAAGCTCATGAAGCCTCTTCGCGCCCATTCCTGATCCCTTGGATCTCATTCATGTTACACAATCAAATTCGACAGACTCAACTGTAAATAATCATGGCAGGTCTATTAAAAGAAATCTGGATCTCTCAGCTGATGGAGACCTATGATCAGGTTCCCAGCTTCCTCAATGTGCCTGGAATTCAGGACATGAGTGCAATGGTCAATAACAACACGATCAATCTGGCTGAGGCTGGTGTAGATCCTGATGTGTTGGTCAATAATACTACCTATCCGGTAGCTATTTCAGAGCGTACTGATACGCCACTTGCTTTGCCTCTTGACTACTTCGACACAGAGAATACTGTTGTCCGAAACTCTGAGGCTGTCCAGTTAGCTTATGCAAAACTGGAGAGTGTGATTCGCCGACACCGACAAGCCTTAGTCAATAAGACTGCTCACAAAGCTTCCCATGCATTGACACCAGCTGCAGATTCTGCCTTTACACCAGTTATCGGTACAACTGGAGCAGATGATGGTAATGGAATCAAAATCATGACTGAAGCAGATGTCTTTCTTCTCGGTGAGAAGATGGATGACATTGATGCTCCTGAAGATTCTCGTTTCCTTTCGCTGCATTCTAAGCACTGGAATCAGTTGGTAGCCAATAGCCCAACACTGAAGGAGCAGCGTTACCGACAAACTCTTGGCGTGATCAATCGTGATTTCATGGAGCTTGCAGGATTCAAGATCCTCAAGTATCGTTCGGCTGCTGTATTCAATAAGAATACTGGAGCGAAAGTCGCCTACGGTGCAGCGGCTGCGCCTGCTACTGATACTATCAGTTCCTTTGCTTTCGTGGCATCTGAAGTTATGAAAGCTTTGGGATCTGTTGACATGTTTGAGCGATTAGCCGATCCAGAAGCTCGTGGGGACATTGTCGGATTTCAGCAGCGTTTCATTTCCCTTCCCCTTCGTGATAAGTTCATCGCAGCCATCTACGGAGCGGCTGTCTAAGCAATACTCTTTTTCATAGCGTGCGACCAGGGGCGGTCGTAACAGGCCGTCCCTATTTTCTATAACCATGCTACCACCTATGCAACACGCCAAAGACGTGCTAGAGAAATTCCCTGCGATGTGGGGTGGAGCAGGGAGCTTCGCGTCTGGTGCAGCTGCCTACCTCCTCAACATCAACACGACACTAGAAACGGTCACCCTTGCTATTGGAGCTTTGGTGGGATTGGTCAGCCTGGCCAGTGCGATCATCAAGCTCATTCGTCTGATTGTACCAAAAAAGTCAATTACCAATGAAGACTTATAACGAATCCCAACTCATCAGTAAGTCTGCTGAGTATTTCAAACAAGAGCCTGAGCAGAAGTCAATATTTGCTACTACTGATGGCACCTTCTTTTGGCCTAAGCAGAAAGGGCATGCTCAGGACCATGCTCGGAAGAATGATCTGCAAGTAGTAGAGATTCAAAAGCCTGCTCCTAAGAAGCCTGCTTCTAAGAAGAAGACCACAGCAAAGCAGCCAGTGGCTAAAAAAGAAGTGGTTGAAACGAAAGAGGAAGACGTAGCTGATAGTGGCTCAGCTGATTCAGAAGAAGTGGTAGATACTACTACTGAAAATGATGATTCAGAAGCCAAAACAGAGGAATAGTCTTCAATACAATAACAATACTAGCGGGATCAGATCCCGCTAGTCTTTTCCAACTCTCACAATCTGTAACTCATGCCACTTCCACAGATTACATTCACCAAACAAGACGGCGGTCTCGGAAGGCCACTCACTGGAGAGGACCATATTTCCGGGATGGTGATGTATTCCAACTCACTTCCGGCTGGCTTTGGAACTGATACTATGAAGACTGTCTTCTCACTCCAGCAGGCTGAAGCCCTGGGAATTGTGGAAGGCTCTGCCAGCTTTGGTGTCTTGTGGTATCATATCCGTGAATATTTCAGGCTCCAGTCCAAAGGAGTCTTGCATGTAGGGATCTTTCCGGTTCCTGCTGGTGCCTATGACTTCGCTGAGGTTAAGACGCTTCAGGTCTTTGCCAATGGTAAGATCCGTCAGGTAGCTGTCTATGCTCACCTCATCGCAGGTGTCTCTACAGCAAATGCCACTGCTTTGCACAATCGATGTGTCGAGCTTTTTGCCGATCACATGCCACTGATTGCGATGATCGCAACCGACATCTCTGCAATCGCTGACCTAAGCACACTGACAGATCTGAGGGATGGCACAAGTAGCTATTATGTGAGCTGGGTGATTGGCCAGGATGGCAATGGATTAGGCAAGGCTCTCTATGACAGCCTTGGATATTCTATCACCTGCCTGGGTGCTGTACTTGGTGCCGTTTCCCTTGCTCAGGTTCACCAGAATATTGGTTGGGTGAGAACCTTCAAAGCATCAGACACTGAGCTGGATGTGCCTGCCTTCGCCAATGGCGATCTCTACAGCTCCAAGGCTACCTCTGAGCTGAATAGCATCAATGATGCTGGCTACATCTTCCTCCGTCGATATGTCGGCAAAGATGGAAGCTTCTTCAATGACTCTCATACTGTTGTAGCTACTACCAGTGATTACTACAGTATCGAGCAGAACCGCACGATTGACAAGGTCGTTCGCAATGTGTATGCAGCCCTGGTCGATGAGATCAATGGCCCTGTAGAAGTGGATGCAGACACAGGAAAGCTTGCGACTACTTATGTCGAATACCTCAAGTCCCTAGGAGACCAGTCACTACTCCAGATGGAGCGAGATGGTGAGCTTTCCGGATATGAAACCATCATCGACCCAGATCAGGACATTGCTGCTACTTCAAATATTGAAGTCAGTGTGAATCTGGTAGGAATCGGAGTGGCCAGAATCTTCTCTGTTAATGTCGGATACCAAAAATCACTCAGCTAATGGCAACACCCAAAGCAGTACTTATCAATGGCCAGGCGTATGGCTGGTCTTCTATCCAGGTGAACATTGCTGGAGTAGATATTATCGGGATCACATCGATCTCTTACTCTGATACCCAGGATGTAGAGCCTGTCTATGGCGTTGGAAGCAATCCGATTGCTGTAGGGATGGGACCGATCACCTATGAAGGATCGATCACTCTCCTTGCTGAAGAGCTGGATCTGATCGAAGCAGCTGCACCCAATGGCCGTATTCAGGAGCTTCCACTGTTCGACGTGATTGTGAGCTTCGACAATGCTGCTGGAAACCTGAAAGTACACAGGCTCCAGGCGTGCAAGTTCAAGAACAACTCTCGTGAGTCTTCCCAGGGAGACACCTCCATCGAAGTTGAACTGGAGCTGTTCATCGGACAGGTAAAGTTCAACGTGGTTTAATCACTGTTTAATTCACTTATAACCGAAGACAATGTCAACACCGAATAATGACAAGAGCTTCACTCCCTGGACGATGGATCAGGCAGAGAAGCGACTGGATGAAATTAAGGCTGAGCACAAAGCTCCTGTATTCATGATCGCTGTTCCAGTTGATGACGATAGCGAGTTGTATGCAGTGTGCTATCTGAGAAAGCCAGACAGGCGTGTGATCAAGCGTGTGTCTCCTTTGCTCTCCCAGGGGAAGGAAGTAGATGCCGCTGAGGTCATCATGAATCTGTGCTGGCTCGATGGACATGAAGAAGTAAAGACAAGTGATGACTACTTCTTTTCTGCTCAGATGCAGATGGCTGAGCTGATCCAGTGGCGTTCTGCCATCCTGATAAAAAAGTAGAGGAGGCCGTCCAGGAAATTCGCGCAAAAGACAACTGGATCGGTCAGGCGGAGGCATGGATACAATACTTCTTCCGGATCGATGTGGACAGCCTCTCAGATGACCAGTTCGCTGAAAAGTTTGCGCAAGTCCAATATGTAGCTCAAGAACTCAAACCGAAGAAATAGTGAGTAAGCAGACGACATATACCTTTAACCTTCGTGACTTGATGAGCCGGGGTATCCGGAACATCGAGTCACAGGGGAAGCGCACGTTTGCGAAGCTTGGCCAGATGCAAGATCGATTTCAGCAGAAGGCTAAAGGGTTTGGTAAAGTTGGATTTGGAGGGGCTGCTGTTGCTGCTGGAGTCGGCTTGATTGGCCGAGAGGTGGTAAACACTCTCACTGAATTTGAACGCTTTGAGGCCGTCTTGGGTAATACTCTTGGAGACAGTGGCCTTGCCAAAGGAGTGCTGGCAGATATTCAGAAGTTTGCAGCGAAGACACCGTTCCAGGTGAATGAGCTAACGGATTCTTATGTCAAGCTGGCTAATCGAGGTATCCGTCCCACTGAGAAACAGTTCACCGCTTTGGGTGATGTAGCTGCTAGTACGGGAAAGGATTTTGGACAACTCACAGAAGCGGTATTGGATGCTGGTACAGGTGAGTTTGAGCGCCTGAAGGAGTTCGGGATCACTGCCAAGAAATCAGGGGATCAGGTACAATTCTCATTCAAGGGCCAGACAAAACAAGTCAAGTTCACCCAAGATGCTATCAATGACTATCTCTACAGCCTTGGAGAGATGGAAGGGGTGCAGGGATCAATGGCGGCCATCTCAGAAACTGTTGGCGGGAAACTCTCAAATCTAAAAGACGCATTTATGGCGAATGCGCTCTCACTTGGCCAGCTGTTTCGCCCAATGATCCTATCTGTTATTTCAGCGTTGAAATTCTTGTCAGAGGGGTTGTCTAAAGTGATTGGCTTCCTTCGGCAAAACCCTGAAGTTCTCTACGCATTTGGTGCAGCGTTGGCCGCGGTAGCTTTGGGTATAGGAATAGTGAACCTTGCTACGATTAAATGGAATGCGACTCTGCTGGCCAATCCGATTACATGGGTTATTCTGGCTATTGCTGCTTTGGTAGGAGCTTTGGTGTATGCCTGGAAAAAGTTTGAGGGCTTCCGCGCCTGGCTCTTTGGGTTGTGGGAAGCTTTCAAGGCTGTATTCACCAACATTGGAAAGCTCGCTCAGGATGTGATGGGTAATATCGGCGAGATGATTCTAGGAGTCCTCACACTGGACACTGACCGTATCACCAAGGGCTTCAATGGTCTGAAAGGAGCATTCTCAGACTATGGTAAAAGCATTGCTGAAGGGTTTGGCTCAGGCTATGCTGAGGGGGTAGAATCCTTTCAAAAGGATAAGGCAATGATGGATGCTGCGAAGATGGCAGAGCCTCCAAAAGGAGGGCTTGATTTTGCAGCTGGACTGCTCCCAGGAACTACACCAGGAGCTGGTGGATCTGGAGGTTCAGCAGCGGGTGCAGCTGGTGTAGCTACTGCTTCTGCTGGTGCCAGAGCACAACGGAATATCACCATCTCGATCAACAACCTAGTCGAAACATTCAACATCAGTACTAACAACTTTAAAGACGCTCCAGAGAAGACACGCCAGCTTATACTTGAAGCTCTGGCGGGATCTCTCAGAGACGTTCAAATCATTGCAGGATAATGGCCAAGTCAAGATATGTCATAGATCCAAGGGCTTTGCCCGCTAAGCGAACTCAGGAGTATGACTTCGGAGAAGAGCCTGTCTATGATCCGATTCTTGAGCGGCCAGTAGGAACTCGCGATAATCCTGCATACGGCCAGCTCGGAAACCAGGTCATTGATAACATTCAGTTTGAGCCTGGGAGCTATACCAATTCGGCTGGTGAGGTAGTCTCCTATGGAGGTCTCACCATCGACAGTGTGTTGCTGCGAGTGCAACAATCAAAGCAGATTATCAGGACAGAGGTAGCCGGAAGGCAAGGCTCTGTCAAAGAATACATTTCAGATGGAGACTTTGATATCTCCATCGGTGGAACGCTCATGAGTACAGACGGCACCTACCCACAGGATGAAGTAGATCGGTTGATCGAGATCCTGGAAGTACCTGCCAATCTCTCTGTAGTGTGTCCATTTCTTCAACTCTTTGGAATCGACCAGGTGGTCGTTTCTAATTATTCACTTCAACAAACTCCAGGTTATGCCTCATCGCAAGTTTTTGAGATCAGCCTTTTGTCTGATTATCCTATTGAGTTGCTCCTTAATGACGAGTAACATGAAAGCACATCACCTTTCCATCGACGTAGGAGACTACACCTTTCCATTCGCCAATCAGGTCGAAGTCACTTCCAGCTGGGAGGATCTGACCGATGTGGCCAGCATTGTTACACCCAGAAAACTGAGACTTCAGAATCAGGATGTCATCCAGGGAGAAAGCCTCTTTCGGCGTGGGGATCAGGTTGAAGTCAACCTCGGATATGATGGCCAGCTCGACCAGGTCTTTACAGGATACCTTGCCGGGATCTCTCCAGGCGTTCCCCTTCGGTTCAGGTGTGAAGATGAGATGTGGAAGTTAAAGCAGACCAACTATACCCTCAGTTATAAGAATCCAACACTCAAGCAGATCCTGACAGATGTAGTCGATATTCCCTTCGAGGCTGTAGATGCAGAACTAGGACCGCTCAGGTTTACCAATCGATCGGCAGCTCAGATCCTGGAAGAGCTTCGAAAGACTTACGGACTTCAGAGTTTCGTGAGAGATGGGAAGTTGTATAGTGGCCTTGCGTATTGGCCGGATCTAGCTAGTAGACACGAGCTGAAGTTTGAGTTCGACATTCTGCCAGATGATGATCTGGAGTATCAGCGAGAAGATGACATCTCATTCAAGGTGAAAGCTGTCTCGATGATGCCAGATAACTCAAAGATTGAATTGGAACTGGGAGATCCAACTGGAGAAACCAGAACGCTTACTTATATCGGACTCAGTGAGTCAGAGCTTCGAGCTACAGCTAATCGGGAAATAGAACGGTTGAGATACGAAGGATATAAAGGCAGCTTTACAACATTCGGCCAGCCTCAGATTCGTCATGGAGACTTTGTTACGCTCATTGATCCCAGGTATGGAGATCGGAACGGCACTTATCTAGTTAAGCGGGTAACGACCACAGGAGGCATTTCCGGATACAGACAAGAGGTAGAACTAGATACAAAGGTCTAATGGCAAATCTACGGAACATATTTGAGGAGCTGAGTAAGCAGAATCAGGAGATTTATTCCTTGGTCGGTGAGGTAACAGCCATCGACGTGGATGCTATGTCCTGTGATGTTCAGCCCTTGAATGGTTCCGCTGAGATCTTCGGTGTTCGGATGAGTGCAGATCCGGTTCATTCCGGTCTGCACCTCATTCCGATTGTTGGAAGTCGGTGCATTGTCACCTTCCTGAGTAAGGATGTTGCCTTTCTCAGTCTTGTAAGTGACCTGGATTACTATCTGGTTGACATCGATGATGCCAGCTTTCGCATCGACAAGGATGAAACGATCATTCAGGTATCTACATCTGAGCACTCTGTGACCTCGGATGAGGTGAGAATGAAGGCTGGAGCTGTTGTCAAGGTAGATTCCGGTGGGGTATTGGTCGGGAATGGAACAGAAAGCCTTCGATCTATCCTGGATGATCTGATTACTCAGATCACCCTCTTGACAGTAGGGACTCCAGCTGGACCTTCTACGGTTCCGGTGAATGCCGCTGCTTTCACCCTCATTAAGACCAGGCTTGCGACTTTATTAACCACCAATTAATCACTTGATAATGGCTAAGGATGTGATGATGAGTCCAGATCTCCTGATTCGTCATGGAGACTTTGTTATCCAGGAGAGCGATAATCAAGAGATTCAGAATATTCTGGATGCTCACCAGGGGGAATGGAGACAGTGGCCACTGGTCGGATTCGGAATAGAGGACTGGCTTTTGGCTCCGTTGGACCTGGCTAAGTTCCGAAAGGATGTCTCACTCCAGCTCAGGCTGGATGGATTTAAGAAACCACAAGTGATCCTGGAAGATGGACAACTCACAGTAAGTGCTGAAAGATAATGGCCAGAACGATACAGGAGATATACGACTCAATCATCACTGAGAAGGAGGGCTTCTCAAGTCTCGATGGCTTGTTGCCATTGGGAACTGACTATTCGAGTCTGTTGGCTGATTTGTCATCCACAAGTAAGGTCGCTGTGTGGCGGCTATGGGCTTATGTGGTGGCCTGGTTCTCCTGGATACTGGAGAATCTATGGGATCAGCACAAGGCAGAGGTGGAAGCCATTGCCAATGCTGCAAAGTATGGCTCTCTTCCCTGGTATGTGTCTCAATCTAAGCTTTGGCAGGATGGAGATACTCTCACCTATGTAGATGGGTTTCCGGGATATGCTGTGATAGATGCCAGTAAGCGAAAAGTGACTCAGGCCAGTGCTGTTGAAGATGTGTTTCCGGCTCAGGTATTCCTGAAGGTGGCACAGGGTGCAGATCCTTTGACTCCACTTGCTCCATCTGATCTTACTGAGTTCACAGCTTATGTGAATCAGATTAAGCCAGCAGGGATTAAGGTGGTTGTCAGTTCTCTGAATGCTGATACGCTCCAGGTGAATATGACGATTGGATATGATCCAATCCTTAACCCGGGCGTGGTCTCGCTCGATGTCGAGACAGCGATTGAAGAGTACCTGAAATCACTTCCGTTTGAGGGGAGGTTTACCAGGCTTGCCGTGGAGGATGCAATCCAGGCTGTGGCTGGAGTGGAAACTATAAGTTTGGTCACACTGGAAGGTCTCCAAGGTGCAGTGGTAACGCTTATAGATCAGGAGTATGTGGCTCAGGCTGGATACATGACCTTTGATTCTCTCCTTAGTTCAATCACTTACACACCATACTCATGAAATTTGTAATTGACTGGCTCAAGCAGATGATTGATCTGATCCCTACTCCATTGAGGCATTCTAATTATATGATCTGGTTGTGGGTTCTCCTTACTCCTTTACGTTGGTTGGGAAATCTGCTGATCAGTATCAGGGACGCTATCAGAGAGGAGATTTCTCGAAATGGTCAGGAAATCAGTCTTGAAAAGACGCTGAATGATCGCTTTGACCCAATCCTTCGCAGGATCTACATCGATGATGACCAGGTCACAGATCCACAGGCTCTCTGGTTGATTGATGAAGCTCAGACCAATCCAGATGTTTGGTTGATATCGGAGATTCCTCCAGGAGTCGACTTGTCTCTGAAGACTATTGATGAGCATGGTCAGCTAGGGATCTTTATCGTGTATCTGCCAACGGCATTGGTCTTCGATCTCTCTGCAATGAGGGCTATTCTCAATAAGTACAAACTCGCTGGTCTCCAGTACAAAATACAATACGTCTGATGAAACGAATAGTAGATTTTCCCGGCGGGCGTGGTCTCGTAAATGATGACCTGGAGACAATCCAGGATCAGCTTGATAACCTCATGGCTATATACCGTGAGGCTGGTCCATTTGTGGTCAGTGGTGTGGATTTTACGCTTGATTCAGGCACTGTTTACGATGTGTCTGCT